GATATACAAGCTACTAGATCTACTGCTGCGGCAGGTACAGATGCAATAATTGCGCCACCTGTAAGATTAAGGGGTATCATTATTGCTTCTAGTGGTGGAGGTGCTGGTGTTTTAGAACTAACAACAACTTCAAATACTGGAGACACTTTGTTTTTAGCAGATGTCCCTACTGGAGATGTAGTTAACTTTAATTTCCCTGAAGATGGAATTTTATTTCCAAAAGGAATTTTTTGTAAAACTAAAACACACGTTGCTGGATATACTTTACTAACAGATAAGTATTCTGGTAAAACGTTGACAACACCGTAATGAATAGAGTTGGCATACAAACCAAAGGTACAGGAAGAGCAGTAATGCTTTCCAAGGGGGGTATGCCACCTCGAAATAAAAAAAATTACAGACCAACTAAATCTGGTGCTGGTATGACAGCAGCGGGGGTCAAAGCATATCGTAGACTTAACCCAGGTTCAAAATTAAAAACTGCAGTTACAGGAAAAGTAAAACCAGGTTCTGCTGCAGCTAAACGTAGAAAATCTTATTGTGCTAGATCATTAGGTCAACTTAAAAGAGCTTCTGCAAAAACAAGAAACGATCCAAACTCAAGAATAAGACAAGCGAGAAGAAGATGGAAGTGTTAAAAAATCTCATTGCAAAGTTATTAGGTTTAGATAAATTTGATTATAGAATAAGACAACTAGAAAGAAAAAATTATTGGAGGGAAAAATATAATCATGGCTTATCTCAACGCAAATCTACCTCCGATATATTGTAAAGTAAGAAAGGAATATCTTTATGACCTTAAAGAATATCATGGAGAAAGCGAAGACTGTGTTATCTTCGGTCTCACGTCTATTTCAGGAAGGGCTATCCTATTTAACATCATGTTACCCAATGGTGCGTGTTATTGGAGATTGCCTATCTCAGCGTTTTTCCAAAAATCATTTGATAGAGCCAAGGTGCCTGATATGCAAGTCCACGAGCTCGAATTGTGGAACTGTTTCAGCTATTGGCCTAGTGTCACTTGCTTTGATTGGTTGGATGGCGTAAGAGGAAAATACCTGGGATTAAACAAAAAATTCATATATGGTAAATATTTGTTTACTATCGATTGGGCTCATCCAGACGTTAATATCTTGGATACTGAACACTCTGAGATACCTCAAGAACATAAGTGTGCACATATACTGGAGCTTGATAACGGTAATTTTGCAGCTCAGCCTAATAATCGTCTTTTGTGGCACATTAATAGCTATACTACTGATAACTCTTGGCCTGACTATAAAGTCCAAAATACTTACTGGGATGCGGAGGATAGTGGACATGTTACAGAGGATAGTGATAATATGTTCTATCAAATGGAAAAAGTAAAAGATTTGGCTGAAGATAAAACTTTCGAAAATGAGTAAAAAACTTTTAAATATATCTGAAGAAGCAGCAGTGCAAATGCCTATGAAGACGGTTGCTAGTTTAATAATTATCGTAGCACTCGGCACCATGGGCTATTTTCAAATCATAGAACGTCTTAATGTTGCGGACACTCGTATACAGATAATGGAAAAAGATCTTGAAGAAAACACAGAGTTTAGAATCAAATGGCCACGTGGTCAACTTGGTTCACTTCCTGCAGATTCTGAGCAGTACATGATGATCGAGGATCTTTATAAGACTACGGATAAATTAAACAAACATATTGAAAACATGGCACTTAATAAAGTGAATATAGAATTTTTAAGAAAACAAATGGATAAAGTTTTAGAAGATATTGAGTCATTAAAAGATGAAGCTAGAGATATGCACTACAAAAATGGTAATGGACAATGATAGGTTTATTTTTTATAGGTGCAATTGTTTCCGTCTTAGTTTTATCAATTTTAATACACGCGAGAAAATATGATTGAAGCTGTAATCGGGTTACTTATGTTTGTAAATGGAGAGATAAAAGAGGCACGTTTGCAACCCTCGATGGCAGTTTGTTTACGCGGTAAACGTGAAGCTGAGAGGACTTTTTCTGAGTCAGTTACTTACAAATGTTGGAAGGGGAAAGCTGAATTAGAAGATAACATAGATGGAAGTAAGAGTATTAAAAAACTTATTATTGAATAATGAAACTTTTGATGATTGTCATTGTATCAGGAGGATATATGCTAGAATCTATTGATGTACCAGATAATAAAAGTTGTGAACAAGTTTATAATGAACAGGTTGAGATTGTCCCAAATCCAAAGTATACTGACGGTAATGGAGAAAATTGGGTTGTTATTAAATGGGGTAATAAAAACGTAATGGGGTATATTTGTAATGAATCTTAGTCGTAATTTTACTTTGTCAGAGCTAACTAAATCAGACACTGCGATACGTAGGGGCATAAATAATAATCCTAACGCAGAACAAATAGAAAAATTAAAAGATCTTTGTGAAAATATTTTACAACCCGTACGAGACCATTTTGGCAGAGTAAAAATAACCAGCGGATTTCGCAGTGTAGAATTATGCACCGCTATTGGTAGTTCTGCAAATTCTCAGCATGCCAAAGCTGAAGCCGCAGACTTCGAATGTATTGGCGTAGACAACGCTGAGCTAGCTGACTGGATCCACAAGAACCTTCCATATGATCAGCTCATCCTCGAGTTCTACACTCCGGGTGAACCTAACAGCGGATGGATACATTGCTCATGGGTTCCAGATCAACCAAGAGCATCATTTTTACACGCATACAAATCAGAAGGTAAAACAAAATATAAACCAATTATGGGAAGTGCAAAGGATATAGTATAATGCCAATAGGAAGAGCACAAATGCCTAAACAGGTAGAAGGACAATTAAGAGGAGCTAGGAAAGGTAAAAATGATAAAAGGAGACAGCTCAGAATACGAGTTACTAGAAAAGTGGGCAAAAGGATTATCAAATCTAAATAACTATAAATTAAGTTGTGAGATTGGAGTCAGAGAAGGATTAGGATCAAAAATTATTCTTGATTCATTACAACCTCATGAACATTATGGTATCGATCCCTATGGTAATTTGAAATATCAACATTATGATAATAGTCCAGCATACACTGCAGATTATACAAATGAGATGAAAGATCGTTTGCAAAAAGATCTATCGAGCTATAAAAACTTTGAGTTGTTTGCAATCACTGATACTGATTTTATGAATATCTATCATCATTACAGTCCTTATTGTTTTGTTCATTTTGATGGTCCACACATGACTAGAGATGTTTTGACTGAAGCTGTTTGGTTTGCAAATCGTGCAGGAACCAACTGCCGATTTGTTTTTGATGACTATCCTAAATATAATATGCCTTTAATACAAAGTGCTTTGGAGCCATTTGGATTTAAAAAATTAGAGGCAGGTAAAAACAAGATATGTCTAGAAAAAAGAAGACACGTTCTGTAAAAAATCCAGAGGCATTTAACGTCAGGACTAGACGATTTCGTTCAAAAGTGGTACAATCAAAGAAACTTTATAACAGGAGCAAAAATGACAAAATTATGTCCGAGAGGTAAAGCTGCGGCGAAGCGAAAATTTAAAGTATATCCCAGTGCATACGCGAACGCATATGCTAGCAAAATTTGTGCCGGTAAAATAAAAGATCCATCTGGTGTAAAAAGAAAAGATTTTAAAGGACCTAAACCTGCAGGAAAAGCAAAAGGCGGAATAATAGATACTACAAAATTTACTTATGTCTAAACAAGGAACATGTTGGGATGGATACATGCAAAAAGGTATGAAGAAAAAAGGTGGGAAATTAGTTCCTAACTGTGTCCCAGCTATGAAGTCAGGTGGTCTGACTAAGTGGTTTAATGAAAAATGGGTCGATATTGGCTCAAAAAAGAAAGGCGGAGGTTTTAAAGAATGTGGAAGAAAATCTGCAAGTGGATCAAAAAGAAAATACCCCAAATGCGTGCCTGCTGCAAAAGCCGCCCGTATGACAGAATCGCAAAGGCGTTCTGCTGTTGCAAGAAAGAGAAGTAAAGCTCAGGGCGTGGGTGGTAAACCTACAAACGTAAGCACCTTTGCAAAGAAGAATCAAGGTGGTATAATAGATTCAACAAAGTATAGAATTTTATAGGAGTTATTATGGCAAGAAAAGAAGGACTTAGACCGATTGGAGATTCAATAAAAAAAATAATTGAAAAAATCCAAAAGGAAAGACAAGAAAGATTAAAAAAAGGTAAACCAATCAGAACACAGCCTAAATTACCTGGTTTAAAAAAAGGTGGAGCAGTTGAACCAGAATATACTATTAAAGATGAAGTTAAAAGTAGAATGAGAAAAGAAACTCCTAGAACTGGTTATGGAATTGGTTTGAGTCCTCTTACTCACTATAGAAGATATAAGCATAGAAAAGATATTGAAAAAGAAAGAGCAAGAGACAAAGCTAAAACAAAAATGATGAGTGGTGGCATGGCCGGTCTTTTTGGTAAAAGAAAAAATGCAGAAGCTGGAGAAACTAAACCAAAAGAAAGTAATGAGGTTAAGAAAAAGAAAAGATTAGAAGAACTAAAAAAAGAAATTGATGGAATGAAAAAAGGTGGCTTAAAATCACCTCAACCTGGTACTTATGAATATTATCTTTTGAATAGACCTAAACATTCTCCTGCTCCAATTAAACCTAAACCGCAAAAAATGGATAAAGGGGGAAAAGTGAAAAAACCAATAAAAGTAAAAAAAATTGCAATAGGCATAGGTAAAATAAAAGACTATCCTGGTATAAAAAAAATAATTGAAATGAATAAAAAAGGTAAAAAAAGATTTGCTGAAGGTGGTATGATACCTAAAACACCTAAACAAAAAAAATTCGCAGCATTAGCTGAGCCTAGGGACAAGATAACCTATGCAGATAAAATTGCGGGTGCTACGGGTAAATCTAAAAAAATGAAACAAGGCGGTATGGCTAGAGGTGGCGGTGCAGCTATTCGAGGTAACAACTTTAAAGGAGTATACTAATGGATAAAATTAAACCTAAAAAGAAAATGGCTATGGGCAAAATGATGGGTGGTGGAATGTCTAAAAAACCTATGGCTTATAAAAAAGGCGGAATGTCTACAAAAAAAGATAACAAAAGAGATATCAGAAAAGTAGAACATTCTATTGGAGCTAGCAGAAGTTCAAGAAGAGAAGGTGCTAGAAGAAAAATGATGGGTGGCGGAATGTCTAAAAAACCTATGATGATGAAAGGTGGCGTTGCAGAGGCTGCTCGAAAAATAAAAAATAAAAAATAGGAATATGTTTAAATGGCTACATCAGGAACTACAGCATTCGATTTATCGATTGATGATATCGTAGAAGAAGCGTACGAGAGATGCGGCCTTTCAACAAATTCTGGTTATGATTTAAAGAAAGCAAGACGTGGTTTAAACGTTTTGTTTTCAGAGTGGGGAAATAGAGGTGTTCATCTTTGGAAAGTAGAAAAACAAGTACAAGCTTTAACTGCTGGTACAGCAACTTATACTACACCAACATCAACTAATGACGTATTAGAGGCTTATGTATCTACAGCATCAGCTCCAGGCACAAATGTAACTGATGTAACTTTATCTAAAATAGATAGATCTACGTATGCTGCTTTACCTAATAAAGGGGCAACAGGACAACCATCTCAATATTACGTCGATAGACAAACAACACCCACTATTACTTTGTACTTAACACCCGATGCATCTACTTATACACATCTTTGTTATTACACATTAAATAGAATAGAAGACGCAGGAGCATATACAAACAATCCTGATATACCTTTTAGATTTTTACCTTGTATGATTTCAGGATTAGCTTTTTATTTATCACAAAAGTATTCTCCTGAAAGAACACAATCTTTAAAATTATATTATGAAGATGAATTAAAAAGAGCATTAGATGAAGATGGTCAAAGAACATCTGTGTTCATATCACCAGCTAACTATTATCCAACGAGGAACTAATGGGAAGATTTGCAAAAGGTAAAAATTCACAAGCTATTTCAGATCGTTCAGGTCAAGCATTTCCATATTCTGAAATGGTTAAAGAATGGAATGGATCTATTGTTCATATCTCAGAATTTGAAGCTAAACATCCTCAACTTACGCCTAAAGTTTATGGTGCAGATCCACAAGCGCTATTAGATGCAAGACCACAAAAACCTGATTTAACAAAAAGTTTTACATTATATATTAATAACAACCCAGATAATTTACCACAATTTAATAGTTTCAGTATGTTGCCTGCTTCAAGTGATAATATTATCGGAACATCATTAACAAGTTTTTCTGCAGAAACTGCAATAGGAAACGTAACAGTGAGTATTACATAATGACTATAAGTTACACAGATTTTCAAACTCAAGTAAGATCTTATACAGAAGTAGATAGTAATGTGTTAAGTGATACTCTTATTGATCAATTTATAAGAAATACAGAATTAGATATTGCTGGTAAAGTTGATTATGATGATATCAGAAAATATGCTACATCTTCCTTTACTGCTGGTAAGAGGTTTTTAGTTACACCAGCTGATTTTTTAATTATTCGTTCTTTACAAGTTTTTGCTGATACGACTATTACCTCAGAAAGAACTTTTATGGAAAAAAGAGATACAAGTTTTATTACAGAATTCAATGGTTCAGGAGCAACAGGTCAGCCAAAATATTATGCAAATTGGGATGATAATACAATCGTTGTGGCTCCAACTCCTAATATAAATTATGCTACTCAGCTTAATTATATCATTGATCCGCCTCATTTTACATCTACAAATACAACTTATCTTTCAACATACCAAGAAGCTATGCTTCTTCATGGGGTATTGTCAGAGGCTTTTTCTTTTTTAAAAGGCCCGATGGATATGTACAATCTGTATAAAAACATGTATAATGAGGAAATAAACTCTTTTGTTCTTCAACAAACAGGTCGAAGACGAAGAGCTGAATATGATGATGGTGTTCCAAGAATAAAAATAGCGTCACCATCACCTTAATATAGGAGCAAAAAATTATGGCAATAACAACTAATGCGATAGCAAATTCTTTTAAAAAAGAATTGTTAGAAGCAAAACACAACTTTACACAAACATCTGGAAATCAATTTAAAATTGCACTTTATACAAATTCTGCAACTTTAGGTAAATCTACAACTTCATTCACTACAGATCATCAAGTAAGTAATACTGGTCAATACACAAGTGGTGGAGGAAAATTAGCAAAAGGATCACAACAAACATCAGTAGCATCAAGTGTTGCTATTGTTGATTTTGCAGATAGATCTTTTACAGGAGTTACTTTAACTGCTAGAGGTGCATTAATTTATAATACATCAAATTCTAATACAGCAGTTGCAGTTTTAGATTTTGGAGGAGACAAAACAGCTACAGCTGGAACATTTACAATTCAGTTTCCTGCATTCACTACAAGTGCTGCTATACTTAGAATAAGTTAGGA